TTTTGACTATCGTACCGGATATGGTTAGCATTTTCGACGTAGCAAACGCCAGCCCCGTAAAGCCTACGATAGCCTCGCCAATGCCGATGATGATGCTTTTCATCGCCGGCGACATGTTGGTAAATACGTCAGCTACAGTTTTGAGCGCCGCCGCGGCGCTCCGTATACTTGGTGCCAGGGCCGACCCGAAAGAAATGCCCAATGCTTCTATGGAACTCATCAGAGCATCAACAGAACCCTTTAATGTATTCTGCATTTTTAGATAGGCCTCTTCAGAACTACCATTGCTGTTAGATATTGAATCCACCATATCCTTATATGCACTTGCGTCCGTATTAATTAAATCTACTAGCCCAGTTGATGCTTCTTTCCCTGCAATCATTTGAGCGTACACAGATTTTTGAGTAGGCGTTAGATCTTTCATTGCGTTATTTAATTTTTCTACTGATTTTTGTATCCCTATGAAGCTTCCATTACTATCAGAAAAATCAGCTGCTGACAAGCCTAGTTGTGTAAGTGCATCCGCCGCTTCTTTAGGCGGATTTACTAAATTCAACATGGTTGACCTTAGTGACGTCCCGATGGTTGAGGCTTCTAATCCTTTATTAGATAAAATAGCCATAGCCGCACTTAAATCTTCAATAGAAACGCCCATTGACGCAGCTGTCCCGCCAGCATACTGTAAAGCAAGGCCAAAGTCTTGCATTCCTAACTTTGATTTGTTATTTGCGGTTTGAATAATATCAGCTACTTTTTGTGTGCTTGCCCCAATATCTCCGTTCATCATATTCCATGTCGACAAAGCTGACGTGACGACGTCGGATGTCGTCGCCATGTCTTCGCCCGACGCGATAGCGGCTTCGATGATGCCCGGCATAGCCCCGATGGTCTGTTCCGCATCAAAGCCACCTGCTGCCAGTCGGTCCATGCCTTCGGCGACATCGCGGGCCGTCGTCGGGAATTTGGCCCCCATTTGGGCCGCGGCGTCTTTCATTTTCTGCATTTCTTCGGCCGTGGCCCCGGCTTTAACGCCAGCTCCGGTGATGACAGAATCGAAATCCATGAAGGTCTTGACGCCAATCGCTCCGGCCCCGGCGATGCCGGCGGCCAATGGCATCATACTGCTGGCCAGGTTGCCGACGCCCTTGCCGATGCTGTTCAGGCTTCGGCCCATGGACTGATTGGCTCTAGACGTCTGTTCCATTTCACCGCGTATTCTTCGTAGCCCATCGGTCACGTTATCAGTCAGTCTCATGACGACGTCAATAATTTCTGCCATGGTTAGCGTCCTCCCTTCGTCTTGTCTTCAATTTCTTTCTTCATCCGTTTTTCTTCTTCTATTTCTTTGAGCATGAAGGCCCGCAAAACGATGCGCTCCCCTGGTCCTGCTGCATAGTAGTCTGACGGACGCAGGTTATGCCTGACGTAATGCCAGAACATTTCCTGCACCTCTCCGTCAGAACTGATTAGTTTTTTACAGCGTCAACCTGCTCTTCCGTTTTTTTGCTGTCAAATCCGCACAGCTCGCTGATAATATTAGCAATGTCCTGAATTTCGCCAGCGTTGAAAAGCGTGTCAAACAGGTCTTTTCTCGTAGCTGCGCCGTAGTGTTTCAGCACGTCGCGGTTGTCAAAATCTTTGTTGGCGATGCCGTCGCAGAGCAGGCCCATCGTCAACTTGTACTGATCGACCGACGTTTTTCTGCCTTCAATCTTCATGCTATCGTCCTGGATTTCGCGTACCCGTTTATTCGGAATCTGTCGAAGATCTAAAACAAAGGGCTCGCCCAGGATAGCCGACAGCCGCTTCACTTCATACAACTTATGTTCTTTCTTGGTGATTTTTCCGGCATCTGCTGCCAGTAGTGCATCTGCTAAATTCATTGTTTCTCTCCTTATTCACTCGCCGAATCGAGAATATCAAAGTCAGTAAAGGTAAAATCGTAGCTGTCTTCGGTCAGCTTCTGTGCTTCCCAGTCCATCAATGTCAGCTTGTCGAACGTTGCGTCATAGATGACGACCCGTTCGTCGCCGATAGCATCCGGGTCGGACAATTTGCCGATAATCGTGCATACGGTCTGATGCCCTTCTTTGATGTTGTCACTCATTTTGTCGATAAAAAACGACGATACGTGATTCATCTTGAGCGAGCCTTTTCCTTCCCAACCTGTTACTTTGTACTGTTTACTGCGCTTCTTGACCTGTTTGACTTCCTGCTTGTTGAGGTTAACTTCGGCCTTGAACTGCTCTACCTGGGCCATTTTGACGCCATCAATCCACAGCTCACCTTCGGTGCCGGACATAACCTGTTGTGCTTTCATCGAATCCATTGCGCGTCACCTCCTAGATATTAATGGGGAAATCGAAATCTTCCATAGCATCGAGAATCTTAATGTTAGCCGTCAAGAATACTTTCTTTTTCGTGTCCAGCTTCTTGATGGTCAGATCATCCATGTCGGCCAACTGTTCTTTGGTATATAAGCCGTGCTGTAGCTGGTAGTTCTTGACCGCTTCTACGTCGATATCTACGGTCGAGTAGCCTTTTTCCAGCAGCCGGCCGTCTTCCAATTCTTTGAAATAGCCGTAGATGGCCGTAATCAGAATCTGCTTGTTGTCGTAATCGTTTGTATATTTGCCGATGTACGAGTCTTCTGTAGTCTTGCGCAGGTCGTCATAGATGGCGTCCATGATGTCTACGCTCTTGATTGTCTGATATGTTTCCTGTTTGCCCTGGGTTGTCGTGACAAGGCTGTTCATAGCACGGGACATCTTGAACTTTTCGCCGTCGTACCAGACGAAGAGCTCGCCTTTATTGACTTTTTCGTCGTTTTCATCGAGCGTGTATTTGTCGCAGTCGATGACTTCCGGCAGCGGCGCATAGGTCGCCGAAATAGTCAGCGGCGTGCCGGCAATCAGCCCGGCAATACGTGGGATGTACTGGGCGCCTGTATAGGTCTTGCTGGCCGTGACGATGGTTGTATTCGAGAAATTAATGATTCCTTCGTAATCGCCGGCATAGCCTGGCAGGATGACTTTCGAGCGCTTGTACTTATTGTCGCGGTTGGTCTTCATCCAGGTGGCGACGCTTTCGCACTGGGCCGTCGTAATGGTTGGAATCGCCAGGTAGTCCCAGCGGTCCGTAGCCAGTCCTTTCAGGGCGTTGGCAAACTTGTCCTCTTTAGAGTCGGCCGTTTCATCCTGGGCCATGAGATAGACTTTGACCCGGTACGGCGCTTCGACATAGCCGATGAGGGTCTTGGTGATGTAGTCTTTATTTTCTTCGGTTAATTCGCTCGGGATATCGTCGGTCGTATAAACGGTAAAGGGGTTCTTGATGGCCTTGACCGTCGTTGTCGTTTCCCCGCTCGAGACTTCGTGGTCCTTCAGCAGGTTGGTGATAGTTGCTTGCGGTTCTTCCAGTAACAGGGCTACAATGCCACGCTGGCTTCGATTAATCGCTTCGATGCCCGCTTCGATAAACGAGATGTTAATCGAGGGCATACCTAATTTTGCCATTGCTTATCCTCCTGTTTCTTCTTTAGTGATAGTGTCCGGGAATTTATTTTCTTTGCTGTCGATGACGTTCATGTTGACCTCTTCTATCATGTCACCGCTGCCCTGGCTGATGTTGGTCCGTTCGATGTACGGGATGACGATAGTCATAGCCAGGATGTCGTCTTCTTCGCCGACGCGGTCGTCTTCGATGGACTCGATTTCCAGGAAGCGGTCACTGGTCTGTATGCCGACAGGGAAAAGCATCTGTACCCGGTCCACTACGTCCATATAGGTGATTTCGTTCTTTTCTGCTTCTTTTGGGTAATACACCAGGCGCACGGTCAATTCTTTCTGCATCCAGCTCATCGTCTTCGGCGTCATGACCGACGTGGCGGCAATAAAAAAGCAAGGCTTGCGGAAATCTTCACGGACTTCGTCGGCATAAACCTTGCACTTAAATTCGTCCGTCAACATGGCGATGATATGTTTCAGTACGTCGGCCTGGCGGACAATCTCAGCCAAAATGATCACGCACCTTTTTATAGAACGTCTTAGACATGCTTTCTTTTACTTTAGGCCAGTTACTTTGTACGGCCTTTTCGGTAAATCCAACATGCTTGTTCAGGGATGCTTTCCATTCCGGCTTTGGTTGCCCATGCGGGTCTTTCGGATTCTGTACGCCTCGTTCTACCAGGTGGTAGTGCGGGGCGGCGTTCCTTATATCCGCTTCCGGTTCCCGGCCATAGCGGTCTTTCATTTTGATTTTCCAGCTTTTCGCCAGCTTTTTCTTGTGATTCGTCCGGCCAATCGGCGTAGCCGCTTTTAGTTCCCGGACCATTTTGCGCGCCCCTTTTTGCAAAGCATCGCTGGCGTCGGCCGGGTATTCCTTGGCAAACTGGTCTAATTTGGCGTTAAATTCGTCAATCGTCACCGGATTCACCTGCTTTCTTGATGTTGCACATGAGTTCAAGTTTGATATGAGCTTCGTATGGATCTACGACAGAGGTAATCTTGTACGTTTTCTTTCCGTACTGGACCAGCATGTTTTCATCAATGCCTGGTCTATAGCGGATGGTTATTTTCGTAATCAATTCGACCTTGTCGCGCATCTGCTCGTAGTACGTTTTCCCCCGCGCCGGTTCTATCCTGGCCCATATGGGATGACCGATGGCGTCTTTCAGCTCTTGGTGCGTCAATCCGTATTCGTCTTCGGTCTCTACGTACTGTAAGAGGCGGATGCGACGATTGAGCAGGCCGATTTCATCCATGTTTATCATGTCGCCGCATCCTCCTTGCTCGGGTACGCCTGCGCCAGAGCAATATGCTTGATGATAGCGTTCAGGCTGTTTGGCAGGTCGTTGACGTTGGTCTTGGTCGTAAAGGGCGTACGGTTTTCGTACCACAGCAAAACCAGCTGGCAAACGGCCATCCGCATCAATGCGCTTTCATCGTTGTAAGCTTTCCCCGTCGTCTGTTCGAGGTACGAGACGGCGGCTTCCCCGAGCGATGCAATCAATACATCGTCTTCGGTAATATCTGCATCAATGCGCAGATATTCTTTCAAGTCTGTCAGCTCTACCATCTCGTATCACCTCCTACGCGGCGGACCCGGTCAGTTTGACAAGGGATGCGCTCAGAATCGGCTTGCCGTCGCAGACCATAATGCTCTTGCGGACAATGTCGTCGGTGTCGTTGTCTTCATACACCTTCATGCCTACTTCAAAGTTCGTGTTCAGCGTGTAGTCGCTGAAATCATAGAGCATGGCAAAGACGTCCGTCGTCTTGAGTGTGCTGGCGTATGCCGGCAGGTAGTTTGTGAGTACGACGCGGCGGCCGAGCAAGGTCCGTTCCGGTGTGCCACCCATGCCGTAGTTGACGCGGGCAATCGGCTGGCCGTTGGTGTCCGTCATGCCGACAAATTCCATAAACGTCTTTTTGCTCATGACCCAGACGGCGCCGTTTTCATATTCCATGGGTAAAGCCGCTTCTGCGATGACGAGCGTCTTGTAGTCGATAGCTTTTACAGCGATACTTTCCCCTTTCTTCGTATCGTTCAGGATGCCCGTGGGCTGTCCCTTACCTGTGCCGGTTAAGATGGCCTGTTCGATGGCTTTTGCCATTGCTTCGGAGATAGACGCTACCAGGCGCGTTTCAAATGCCGACAGTGCCATGTTGTCGACTTCCAGGGATACGCTGACCGCGCAACGAAGCTTGAAATGACCAAATGTAATAGACGCATCGAGGTTTTCTTTCTGCTTGTCACTGCCAGCACCTTCAGCTACCCAGCTGGCTACCGGTTTAACCGACGCAACAGGGATGTTCATGCCTGTTTTATAGGCCGTACGGGTTACAAGCGGCAAAATCATGCCATAGGCTTCAATTTTTTCGACGATCTTATTGAGCGTTACGGGCGGTACGACAGCGCCGATGTCCTCGGTCGTCGTATTGGCATCACTGCGGAGCTCGGCTGGAATCGGTTCGTTACGGGTGACATAGCGCATGAAGGCAGTGCGATACTCTACAGAATCATAGGGATTTTCTGCCCGTCTTGCCGGCGTCTGCGGGGCTTCGATGGCGGTTGCTGTCGTTTCGCCCGTATTGATGCTATTTGCCATGTCCTGGCGGCGTTCCAATGCCGCTTCTTCTTCGTTCAAGGCTCGCAATTCCTTTTCCAGTGCGTCAAGGTCAATATGTTGCTGTGTATCGTCCTGGAGCATCTGTCTGATTTCGGCTTTTCTTTTGCGGATTTCTGCTAATCTGTTCATTTTTTCCTCCTATAATGTGAGTCTATAATGTGAGCAATTCCAGGCGGTGACGGCGTTCCCTTAGTTTCGCCTCCCGCTCTTCAAAATAATTTTTTGCCCGGGCCGTAATGGACGTATCGTCATAGGCCGGGAAGTTGACAACGGAGACGTCATACAGATTCCCGATTCCCGTGATTTTACGCAGGTATGTGTTTTCTTTGTTGTCTTCTTCTATTGTCTGGCTGGTAATGTCAAAAGCAAAACTCATTTTGTCAAGGTCGCCCCGCTTGATGAGCGTGTAAATATCCCGGCCGATTGTCGTATCGGCGATTTCAGCCCGGATTTTCAGCCCCTTGACGTCGGTTTCCATGGTCAGGGTCCTGCTCTTGGCACTGGCCAGGATTAATGCCGTATCGCCGTGATTGTAGTTAAAAATAGTGTCGTCCATGTTCGTTTCCGCGAAGGCATTGGGGTCAATCTGTTCCATATACGTTATGCCCGACCAGCTTGACTTCCATAGGACCGTAGGGCTGTTGAAAACGGCTGCATAGCCCTCGACGATCATTCTTTCGTCGTCGGCCGCATCGTCATTCGGCAGTGCTGCCCTTACTGTCATGATTCGTTTTACTCGTTCTTGCATCGTCGTCACCTCCTTCCGCATCGTCGCCATTATCATCACTGCTGCTGTCGCCGTTTTTCCCGGTCTGGTACAAACTTTGATCATCAGCATTGACGTAATTCAAGCTAACCTGTCGCTTGTCGCCGCCTTCTACGCCGGCATAGCCGAACATTTCGCGTACTTCGTTGATCGTGATGCAGCCGATGGGCGTCAAGGCCTGGCAGACCTTGATTTTAGATGCGACACTCATATAACTGAGCCGGTTCGTTTCCATGATGATTTCGTTTCCCCATCCCTGTTCCCGCTCAGTAAAGAGCTTGTCTGTCAGTTCCTGGGACAGCTTCACGGCGACCGGTTCGAGTACCGATTCATAGAAGGCAATGTATTCGTCTTCCTTATAGTTCCCTTTGACGATGTTCGCATTCAGTCCGTAATGCTCGTAGATGGTTTCTTTCGTGTACTGCATCTGATTTGCATCAAACGTCGTGACCGTCGTGTTGATTTGCTGGAAATCGGCCTTTTTATCGAGTGACCCGATGCCGCTGCCATTCTTGCCCGATGCATAGGTATCCACAAAACGCTGCCAAGCCGCTTTTTCATCCTCCGGCCGCAATACCTGCGCCCACTTGATGATGCCCCGCAAGGCGCCGAAGTTTTTCACGGCGTTGATGATAGATGCCTTGCAGGCCCGTAGTG